TCGCTTTAACTATTCTTTTATTATTTTGATAAAATCTTCTATCTGCATCTTTTTTATCTTGCTCTGTTTTCCCTATAAAATAATCATAATCGTGTATATTGCAAGATTGTTTAAAAATACCACCAGGAATTAAGAAGTTATACCATGCTCCTTTTGCACCGCACCCATTGCAAATATCTTTTTTTTCTTCTTTTGATAAATCCCAATAATCAGGATGTGCATATAAAACTACTTTCATTTTATGCTCCCCATTCACTTAATAGCTGTTGTTTAAGTTTTCTTTTTTCACTTAAAGCACTTGCACTTAAAGCTTTAAATGTTTCATTGTTTTGTATAACTGCATTTGCAAAAGCTTCTACAGTATCATTTTCATTTTCTGCTAAAGTTTTTAAAAATGGTGCATCGTCTTCATTTAAAGTTTTTTTATATTTTCTTGCTTCTTCAAGTTGTGTTGACCATGTTTCTCTTTCTTCTTCTGGATATTTTGTTTTTATATCTTTTAGAAGATAAGCTATTTTTTCTTTTACAATTTCACAAACTCTCTCATACTGCTTTGTTGTTTTTACTAAAGAAATAAACTCTTCTTTTGAGATAACTTGACAAGCTATTTTTACATCTTGACTTGCAATAAGCTCATCAATAGCAGCTTCACTATCAGATTTTATTGAAGCTATTGGCTTATCAAACAAAAACACCTCTACTTGCTCATTTCCACCTCTAAACTCATGAGTTGTGAACTCATCACTTACTTTTTTGAACTTTATATACTTAACCATCTTTTGCTCCTAATTGGTAATAAATTTAAAACTTGAAATTCAGTCAATAGCTTTACATAGAAAGGTATTGTTCCTGTGCCTTTTGCATGACCTATTAAAGAAACGATTGACTCAATTTTAAGTTTTTTTATTGCTCTTTTCATCTTATAGATACTATGTTTTCTAACAAACTTGATTTTCTTCCATGTTCTATATCCAACAAAGTTTATACCTCTTTTTATTTTTTGTATATGCCAATGGCTTAGTTGTAGATTTAATTTTTCTTTTACAAAATCTTCACATCTTTTTTTAAACTCTTTTGCTTGTTCTATATTTAGTCCAATCATCACAAAATCATCTACATATCTTACATAGCTTTTTACTTTTAAAACTCTTTTGATAAAGTGATCCAAAGGATTTAAAAACATCAAAGCATATATTTGAGATAAGAGATTTCCTATGGGAATACCTAGCCTTGTAATCATCTTTGAAAACATACACATCACATTTACAAATCTTGTATCTTTTATGTACTTCTCAAAAAACTTCTTTAATATGCTTCTTGTTATGTTATAAAAAAAGCCTTTTATATCTAGCTTTGCAAAATAATCATTTCCATCATATTTCCTCATATGCTTTTGTGTATAATCACTTGCTTTATGAGTACCTTTACCTTTCCTGCATGCATAACTTGCATCTATCATTTTTCTATCAAAAATTGGATATATTGTTTTGTATATCGCATGTTGAACTACTAAATCTCGAAAATGTGGAGCATATATAGTTCTTCTCTTGTGTCCTTCTTTTATTTTAAAAACTTTATATGGTTTTGGTGTGTATGTATCATTTTTAAGCTCTTTATACAGCTTATTTATTTCGCTTCCTAAATGTGTCTCAAAATAAAAAGTACCCCACTTTTCTATCTTGCCAGCTCTTGCAACAATATAAGCATCATAAAGGTTTTCTTTAGTAAATGTTTTTTCATATAAAAATCCAATTCTTTTAGATTTTTTTGAGACTGCTTGACCCTCGACAGTTAAGCTACTAGAAATGCTAATCTCTTTTTTGATTTCGCTTATAGCAGGACAACATATCCCTGTACTTCCAGTATCAACCATTGTTGTTTCAGGTTTTGAAGTAGAGTCACGACCGCCCACATTGTTATTCGAATTCGTACGGTTATTATTCAGATTCACGCAACCCAAACCAGCGTTCGAAGAGTTACTCCAATTGCCACCACGTTGAGCCGCTTCACTTTTTACACATTGCATATTGTTATGTTGCCCTATATTTTTCACTAAAGATTGCCTTTTTGCTTTTCTTTTTTTATCCAGCCACCAATCATTCGACCAAGTTCGTTTATCATGTTTTCTATGACAGCATATTTTCTATCTCCCTCTTTTTGTGTATTTTGATTCTTCCCATCTTTGAATTGAAAATATCCCAACTCCCTTGCAAGATATACTTGCATTCTAAGACGCTCATGTGTAACATCAAGCTGAGTGATGGTTGTTTTCTTAAAGTGCCTTTTGTTGCACTCTGTTATCAAATCAAAAAGTTCATAAGATGTATTTCTGATTCTATTACAAAGTGCAAATTTTTCATCACGCGGAAAGTGATTAAGATACATATTAAGCTGTTTTGACAAAGCTATAAATCTTCTATTCATAGCGACTTCAGGTATCTTACTCATCTTACCTTTCCCCTCTCACTACCGTTCGCTACTTCACAACCACGTAGGCACGACCGCCCACAACGTAACTCGAATACGTACGGCTAATATTCAGAAACACGCAACCCAAACCAGCGGACGAAGAGCTACCCCAACCGCCACCACGTCGAGCCGCCATTTCATTTGCTAGGTATCTGTATAAACCATCATTACCAAACTCTGTAGTCCCACTTGCACTTACACCTGTAGCTTTTGGAATACCTAGTGCTGTTCTTTTATAGTCGTTTGAGTTTCTATCTGTACTCATAGCAAATACTTGATTTGCACCATTACCTAGATAAGTCCAGGCTGCATTGCTATTTACAATATCACTTAAATCTACAGGGTCATAAAGTGCTACATTGTATGCACCGTTTGCACCTGTACTATCATCTACAATATCTGCAATAGAAACAGACTCTTTTAGTATCAAAAATCCATCTAAATTAGTTCTTATAAATCCGCTTGCAACTTCCCATATATTTCCATTTAAATCTGCTATTCCACAATCTTGACCGTTGTGCGTTGTTTTAGCAAAAGGTACACCACTACCCGTTAAGGCACAGTTACTGTATCCGCTTGGTGTAAAAGTAACGCTTGGGTCATTTGCATCGCTTAGTGCATTGTTTAGATTTCCTTTAGGCATTTTTGGAAGTACATCTATGTATGCACATTGCATAGTAGTAGTACTAGCTTCACCATGAGCCTTTGCTATAAGGTATAAATGAGACCATACAAAATCAGTAAGCAAGGCATGCTCGTCGCCTCTAGTTTTTACTGCTTTGTATAGCCCACCATAAGTATTTGTAGGACTGTTTTTAAGATTAGAAATTGGATTATGGTCCACATGTGTTGAACAAGGGTCAATTCCTGGAACAGATGCAAACACTCCATTTACATTTCCACATTCAAAGGCATCTACTAAAACATAGCTTGCAACCTCTCCACCGTCGATGAACATTCTTGGCAATACATAACCTGGCTTGTAACTATCGCTAAAATAGATTTTGTTATTTTCTATTTTAAAATAATGCACTCTTATAGCAAACATATGCGAACCTGTAATGTCATATACTTTTCCGTAGTTTGCACTAAGTGGATTTTCATGCCCATCTGCTTTCGTGTAGCCTGGCTTCATTTCGTAGTCTCTTAATGCACAAACTCCAAATCCAATCTCACCTGGTTGCCCGTTGTAGTAAATAGACTCATCTATTAAGCTTTCTGCTTCATTTACATTTTTTACTATTGCACTTGCTAGTGCTAACTCTTTTGCATCATTGCTATTTTCTACTATAGTAGTAGCTTTATTGATTAGTTTACTTTTTACACTCATTTAAATCGCTCCTGTTAAATTTAATACAAAGTTCATATCTAGGTCCTCGCCTAACAAGGTACCAAGGTTTATAGTCATTCCCCAGCTTCCATCAGGATTTCTAAATCTAATAGAAGTTGCACCAACTAGCTCATGTTCAGGTGCTAAACCTGTATCCCCTTTACTGCCTTTTAGTGATGGAGTTATATAATCAGTACCATCACTAAAATGCCAAGTGAAAGAACCATCTGCATTATCATCAATTGATACAATTGTTAAGTCATCACCTTTAGCACCTTTACCAAACTCAATACCCTGCGACCAATCCCCAGTGCTATCACTAATCTTAAAATAAAGTTTTGTACTATCAAGGGCAAAAAAAGAAGTAGAAGCAACAGCATTGTCATACATACTCTTTGTAGCTTCAGTACCATAGGCATCTATTCTAAATGCATCACCTTGCTTACCAGTCAAACCTCTTGGTACTCCTAAAGTCAAAACACCTGTTGAAGGATTATAGTTAGAACTTGCATTTTCTGTTTCATCAAGAAGTTGTATTTGTACAGATAAGTTTTTAACCTCGTTTGATTTTGTTGTTACATCATTTGCAAGATTTACAACCTCGCTATGCTTTTGCAACACCTCTTCATGCTCGCTGTTCACTTGACTTTGAACACTTAAAATATTCTCATATTTAGCTGTAATTTCAGTAGCCTTTTGAAGCACTTGCTCATGCTTTAAAGATACTGACTCTTCCTTTTGAGGAACAAGAAGTATGTTAGATAACTGATTTTTTACAGTTATAATATCTTCAACTTCAACAGGAGTCAAAGAAATATTATCAATATTGCTTTCGATGCTTATTAATTTGTCAAGTTCCTGTGCTACTTTGTTTATGTTTGCTATAAAACTTTGTTCCATTTTATACTCCTATTGTTGCTAGATATTGGTCTAGCTTTTCCATTATTTCACTATCTCTAGTGTTATTTGCATATATTAACTAATAACAACTCATTTTATAAACTCCCTAAAAATTTATCAAACTCTTTAAAAACAACATATTTTTCATCTGTGTTTTTTAATTTTTCATCTGCATAATTTATATATATATTTATATTTTCTCTATCTGCTTTACTCATTTCAAAAACAGGTAAGCCTTTAAAATAATCATCTAATCTTGTTATAAATTCTTTATCCCATAAATAAGAAGTACCTTTTGTAGTATTGTTAATATCTACAAAAACCTTTGCATTACCATATAAATGTTGTAAATTATTTATTTGTGTAGAATTCATTTTTTAGCCCCAATTTCTTGGATAACTTTAAAGTTATTCCACATGTAATTATTTATAATTTGCTCTTTTTTGTATTTGTACAACTGGAATTTCTTATCATCTTTTGTAAGGTTTTCTAAAAAAGAATATATAACAGCATATGACAATGATTCATCAATATCTAATATATTTTCATTCTTTTCTATTGACTTAGGTTTCCTAATAAATTCATCTTTGCTTAAAGGTCGTAATACACTTAAACTATTGTCTTTTGAAACTAAAGCTAGAGGAATTATATTAGGCATATTTGCAATCTCTTCAACTGATTCTTGAATACCTAATATTAATTCATTATCTTCGGGCAGTTGAAAATCACCAGCTTTCTTAGATAAACAAATATTTTTAAACTCTTCAAATGTCATATATTTTTCCTTTAACTTTATAATGCCCTCTAAAAAAGAGGACACTAAAAATTAACCTGCTTTTAAACCTACCGCAGCAGTAAATGCATATGCATTATTTACTTCAAGCGTAAGGTCACTGTAATATCTAACTAAATCAGCTGTTTGGCTTGTTGATGGTGTTTCTCTTCTTGTTTCTGTTAAATAAGATTTACCAGCATAAGAGAAGTTACCAGTTAAAAGAACATCATCAAGTCCATTTTTAGAGTTAAACTCAGGCATATAATGTATTCTTGCTGCACCAAATTGTGTTTGAATAACTTCAACTTTGTACCCAATAGTAGTATCTGTCATAGTACTTCTTCTACTTTCTCCATAAAGGTCACCAACTGCACCAGTTAAATCAGCACCAGCAAACATATCAAAAGCACCATTTTGAGGTTTTACTCCCATATCAGTAAGTCTTAAAATTTGTTTTTCAATTACTTTTTTGTTAATTACTGTTTTGTTTCCATTCCAATCTTTAGAAGAATCAAAGGCTAAAATATTACCTAAAGCCCCATCTTTCCAATCTGTTAATCCTCTAAAATTAGATGAATTAATATCACCTTGAGATAGATGAGTATTTGCAATAAAGTGAAAAATACCAGCCATTTGTGAAGTGTCTGCTGGATTTGTTCCATCTCCACTTCTAAAAATTGGAGCAGCAATTAAAGACATTCTTGCAGCAATAACAGGGTCAGCGTCTAAAGGTTCATATTTATATACTCCACCGCCTGCGTCTGTTACAATACTTCTATTGATACCTAAAAAAGCTTCTTGTTGTGTTTTTTTGTGTCTGATGATTAAATCTCTATTCATAAGAGCTTCTTCATTCTCTCCATAAGTTTGAGAATCTTTTGCACTATATGAAATCCAATCTTCATGCTTGAAAATCTCTGTTGCATTATCAAGTCTTTGAGTTGATGGTTTTTTCCCACCTTGAAAATCAGAAACTGCTGCTACTGGTTTTCTATCTGCTTCTGCTACTTTTCTGAATAAAAATGAGTGTTTGTTATTTTTAGCTTTCTCTTTAGTACTAAATTTTGCTAAAAAAGGTGTATCAGTTCTACCAATGTGCTCAATTTTATCAACTATAGACCTTTTGTCATGCGGTCTATTTGTTCCTTGTAGATTTGTATCTACATATGAAGTGTCTGTTCTACCATTAATTAAAGGAGGCATATTTTCTTTCCTTGTATTATTTTTTATAAAGAAAGATTAGGATTATTTTTGAGAAAAAAAAGGGGTGTTTTAAATTATTTTAAAAGAAATAAAAAACTTAGAAATGCTATTTTCTAAGTTCTTCATTTTTTACTTTTCTATTTTGATTGGCTTTATTGTAAGTTAATGTATTTAAACCAACAGCATTTAACAACTCTTGAACTGTACTTCTTGGTTGAATAACTGGATTTTTGGTTCTAGTTTTTTTATCTATAATTGCACTTTCTGTAAAATTCCATGCTTTATCAATTATATCTGGTGTTATTTGTTGTACTGCGTATTTACTTATATCATATGCTTTTCTCATTCCCTCATTGTGAGTTATTTTACCACCATAATAAAGATTTTTATTGTTAAGTACTTCATATCCTCCTTTCCATGCTCCACCATTATATAAATTTTTTACAAAATCATGAGGGCTTAGTATTTCATTGTGTGGCATCCATCTATCAACTTTAATTGTTGTTATTTCGTTACCATTTCTATATATTGGAATTCTTTTCATACTAAAGTTTTGTTGTGGAATATCTTTTTTATTATAAGGATCTATTCCTACAGCCTTATTTATTCCATAAAGTGCACCTAATATTACTGCTGCTCTTCCAGGGTGTTCTTTAAATTGTCTCAATATAATTGGTGTTGAGTAGTAAGTCCAAGATATAAAAGGTGTTAACATGGATTTTCTTCCAAACTTCGCCATCCTACTCATTGGTTTTGTATAGTCTGGAATTGTATTGTTTGTTTGTTTTATAGCCTCATCAAAACTTTTACCACTATCAACTAAAGATTTAAGCATGCTAAATCTCATGATATTATCTTCGCCTTGATAGTAGTTGCTTGATACTTCATCAAGCTTTCTAAAAGTTCCTGGTACTTTACTTTTTTGAGTAGGTCCTACATATTGACTTAATATATCATTTAGTCTACTTCTTCCAAATAGTCCTGAATTATTTGCTTTTATATATAATTGTAAATCACTATCATTTGCTAATAAATTTAACTTTTTTGTCTCTTCTTTTGTAAGACCAATCAATTTTTTAGCTGTTAATTTTCTAAACTCTCCTAATTTCATATGTGCTAATGCACCATCTTTTGCATGTTTTAATGCTTTTGTAGGATTAATTCCCTCCATAAACTGCATAGTAACATTTGACATTAAGTTATTTACATGGGCAACTGGATTGTAAACTGTGTGAGACTTCTTCCAAAATGTACTTAAGGCACGGTAAGCCTCTTTTACTTCTTTACTAAATATTGCTCCGTCTTCTTCTCCAAACATTACACGATTAAATTCTGTTATATCATCTGCAACATCTTTAGGAACATATTTATCTCTTAAAGCTCCAAATCTTTTGCCTTTAAGTTGTGTATATCCATCAAGTGCTTCATCTGAAATGACATTCATATCTTTAGATACTTTTTGTAAAAACTTTCCATGTTCTGCCATTTCTGACATTCTCATTAAAGTCTCAGGTAATGTATAGGCTATATCTTCAACTTCTCCCCACTTTTTCCTTTGTTCAGGAGTCCAATCTTGACTAAATTTATAATGCCCATTATTTAATTTATAAGCTTCAATTTTTCCATCAAAAAAACTTCCTATTTTATTATCACTTAAATATTTTTCATATTCTGCTTTTGTTCCAGTCCATTCCCTACCTCGTGTATGAACTCCTGCTAAAGTTTTACCTTTTTTAAACGCTTGACTAAAATCTTTTAATAAGTCTTTTTCATATACTCTATGTAAGTATCTTCCTTTAAACTTTTCATATTGTGCTTTTTCTAAGATTCCTAAATCTACTAACTCTTTACCTTGTTTTTCTATTTGATCAATATAATTGTCTGCAAGCTTTTTTATAGAATCTGATAATTTAACTTTTTCTCCTGTCATGTATTTATGTAAATTCTTTTTCACATCATCTGACAATAAGTTTAATTGTTCATGAAGTTCTGCAAAATCTTCCATCTTTTTATTTTTTGCACTAATCATAGCTTCTCTAGTTTTCATGTAAGATTTTTTTTCATAAATTTTATGACCTGTAAAAGCATCTACAAAATCAGTATTAGCTATCTCTTTTAGCTTTTTTGTAGCTTTAGAAACTGCATTTGTATTTTTTGCTAATATGATACCTTTTGTTGAACCTGCTCCACCTAATGCACCAAGTGCTATATCTTTGTAAGTAATTTGACCGTCACCATCTAAATCATTTGTTGCACCAACAACACCACCAACGATTCCACCGCTAATTGTAGGACTTGCATTTAATTTTATATCTTTTGTTGTTAAGTTGCCACTCTTTTTAAGTCTTGTTCTTTTATATTCTAATCCATAATGTTTGGCAACCTTTCTCATAGTATCATGTGTATGTGCTTTGAAAACTGTTTCTAAATTCTTCTTATTATTAGCAAGAGCTTTTGGTTCAAAATAAGGCATCATTGACCTATGAAATTTATTCCATGTTTCTTTGAGTTGATTTGGAGTATCTTTTATATTACTTATTCCGCTTAGCTCATATAAGAAGTCACCTTGCAATGGGTCGTGACCTACCGCTCTTATTTCATCAATATTTTTATCTGCTGCAAAGTTAATGTCATCCCAACTAAAAGATGAAGCTGATGGATGATTATGTGTTAATATCTTTTCTTCCTTATATTGTTTTATTAGATTACTTTCATTTTTATCAACAAATACACTATTTTCGTTGCCTTTGTATTTTGATAATACTTTTCCTTTTTTGTCTGTTATTACTAAAGTTTCATATGGTTTATTTTTTATTTCCTCTTCTATCTTTTTAAGATTATTAATTGCTTCTGGATCCTCAACTAGCTCTTGAATTGTAGATTCATATTTAATTATAGGCTCATCATATTTACCCTCATTCTTTTCAAGAGTTTTAGTCCAGTCTTCATTTGCTCTTTGTTTTGGAGTATAATTCATTCTTTGTTCTGTTGCTCTTGCTTGTTGTTCTCCATGTAATCTTTGATATGATTTAAAAGTATCTGCAAACTCATCAGGGCTTCCACCTTTCGCCCATTTTTCCTTGTTTTGAATTACATGCTGCAACTCATGAAGTAGTGTTGACTTTTTAGGACCAAATAATAAAGTTTCTTCATCTTTTTTTATTTTGTTTGAAAAATCATCAAGTAATTTTTCAAACTCTTTTTCTTTTTCAGGTGTCAATAACCCTTTTGAATCAAGCTCTTCTGCTTCTTTATAAATATTTGATTCAAATTCATCATATTGTTTTCTTAAATCACTTTTTATTCCCTCTGTATCTTTTATTTTTATATGATTGTTACCATCATAAAAATTACCATTTCCTTTTGACACTTGTATATCTTTTAATTTTGGATATTTTTCAAATAACTTTGGATGTTCTAAAACTTCATTTAGTCTATGTGATATTTTCCCATCAACAAAAGGTTTAACAATTGCTTTACTATCATCAATTTCTTTCATAATCTTTTTAGTTGCAATATCACTAAAAGCACCTTTATCATTAGGCTTTGCTCCCACAAACATACCAGCAGTATGTTTATTTATATTTTTATCTTTGAAAGCTTTAGGGAATATTTTTTTAGCTCCATTTACACCTAGCACACCAATTAATGCACCAATAACATTATCTTTATAATCATGTACACCATCATTATTATAATCTTTACTTGTTGCCTCAGCTTCAAGCCCACCAACAGAAGCACCTCCTAAATTTTGAGAACCATTTGATAACATTGCATTTTTAGCATATGACAATCTCCTATCTACTCCCTCTTTTTGTATTAACTCTTTTTCTGTAGGTTCATTAAGCTTTTGATTAATCTTTGTTTTAGAAGTAGGAGTTTTTTTAATTGACTGTAAAAAATCAAATGCTTCTTCTTTATTTACATTTGCAGGCAACTTACTTAAAAATTCATCTTCTGCATTATTCTTAATCGCATATTTAATTATTTCTTCCATCTCTTGTTTATTGTTTAAAGGTAGTGATTTAGGAAGTACACTATTTTTAGGTTTTGGTTGGAATAAAATATCATCTGTTGATTCTTTCATTGGTGGAAGATTAATATTATTTTGTTCTTTTAAATTTGGCTTTTTTATTACAGTATTATTAGCTTCTTGCAGTTCTAATTTTTTAAGAATTTTAAATGTTTCTTCTTTATTTGCAGTATCAGGAAGTTTTGATATAAACTCATCTATTGCGTTATTTTTTGCTGAGTATTTCATCAAATCTTTTATAGCTTGCTCATCATGTAAAGGCAATTCATTTGGTAACTTTTGATTAATTTTAGCTTCTTCATTTTGATTTAACATTCTTCTTGCAATTTCATCATCGTCTATAAATTCATTTTGCATTGTTTCATCAATAATAGGCTCAGCTGTTTCAACTGTTTGCTTTTTTATTTGGCTTCCTTTTGGAGTAGTTATATTCTTTCCATCTTGTAAGCCTTGTTGTAAAATATTTTCATGGCTAGTAACATCACCATTTAAAAGATTACCTTTTGTTTTTCTATTTATAGCTGCACCTATTCCACTATTTAATGCTCCTCCAAACAATCCAGCAAATGCTGCATCTTTTGCTTTAAAATCATCATCTGCATATTCTTTTGCAGTATAAAGTCCAGAAGATAAAGTTCCACCTTTTACAAAATCTTTAGCAGCTCTTACTGCTCTTGTTCCTTTTGAAGCAAAACTAAGAGGAGTATATGTTAATGGATCTGTTATAACTTCTGTTGCCATAGTAGAAATAGGATTTATCTTTTCTTCTCTATCTTGTTTTAATTCATCCATTTTTTGTGAGTAACTTTTTTCTAAATTCCCACCATTTAGTTTTGAAAAAGATGATAAATAATCATTTCCTATATTTCGTCCAATAACTCCAAGTTTTTCTCCAAAACCTAATTCTAAATCTTTAGTTTTAGTATCAAGCCTTTTTCTATATTGTGATACATCAAGTCCTAAAGACTCATAATCATCAAGTTTAGAATTAATTCTATTTATTGCATCTGTTTTTTCTTTGTAGTTATTTAACTCTTTTTCCTGTTGTTTTGCAATATCTTTTGATTGAGATATATGAGAGTTTATATCCCAATTTTGTGATGGTGCTAAATTACTTTTTGGCATTTTATAATCCTAATAATTTCATATCTTTTTCAAGTTGTTTTTGTGCTTTTGTTTTACTATTTTTATCCATCTCAACAAAATAACCTTTTCCAAACCAGCCATTATCATTTTTAATTATTGGCATTTGTCCGTTTTGATTAATATAATTAATTGCTTTAATTCTTTCTTCTTCTCCTATTCCAGGATATTGCCAATCAAGAGTTTTAATCATGTTAGTTAATCTCTTTTGTTGTAGCTCTTCATTCCTTGCTTGATAGTATGCTTGCTGTTCTAAAGATAACTGTTTAGGTTTTATGTAAGGAGTTATTTGTGTATCTTTGAAATTACCACTATTTTTATCAAAAAGTTTTATTGTTGGATTTCCCTCATTATCTAAAGTTGGAACTGTAGAATAATTTGGTTTGTTTTGTTGAGATACTCTATTATTAAAAATAGTTTTCCATTGTGTATCTTTTGTTTCATCTCTTGTTTTTTGATAGTTAAAATTTCTTTCATCTCTTGCTTTATTTTGGTTAAATACTTTATCTTTATAAGCATTGTCTAAACTGCTTTGTCTTTTTTTCTCATTCCTATTTAACCCTCTTGTAGCATCGTTCATAAGAATTTGTCCAAATCCACTATAACCACTATTAGTATTAACATTAGTATTTAATCTTGGTCCTTGTAAAAAACTTGTTCTCATCTTTTAGCCTTTGTAATTTTCCATGCCATAATAATCACTCAAATTTTTCTTTTTCTTTTGATTTTCATTTTTACCAAAAACAGAAGAAAAACCCTCCGTAAAGTTATTTTGTAGCATATTTTCTTTTGCTATTTCTCTATCATTTAGTGCTTTGTTATAGTTATAATTGTTAATAGACAATTGATTTTGTTTTTTCAATAAATCATTTTGCATACTTGCTGCTTTATTTTGTTTATACATTCCATAGCCTGCCATTCCAAGACCTGCTATATTTTGTAAACCTTTACCTGCATCTGAATTTGCAAATTTTCCTATACTATTAAATATATCTGACCAGCTCATTATTAAGTCCTTTTTTTGTAAAGAATAAATTAATTTGTTAAATTTAAAAAGGGTTATTTAATTTCAATAGAGATATTAATCCCTATTGAAAAGATTTAAGAAGCCACATAGCTTCTTCTTGTTCACTAGCAGTTCCATTTTTTATTTTATCTTCAATGTTATTTCCCGTATCAGCTGTAGTTTTAGAATTACTAGATATTACATTTGTTTTAGTTGTGCTAGGTTGAGCTTTTTGCCCTACTTGTTGCCAAAGGGTTAATAACTCCATAGGATTATTTAAGATTTTTTCTGCTGTTTCAGGATGTGTTGAAACAATATCTCCTACAACTTTTTGCATAAATTTAGAATCATAACCAGGAACAGTCTTTTCCAAATTTGCTGAAAAAGAATCAAGTGCACTAACTTTATTTTCATACTCAATTTGTTCTTGTTTGATTTGCTCTTCTTGTTCTTGTTTTTCTTTAAACTCTTTTATCTCTTTCATTAAAGCTCTATCTTCTTCGCTAACTCCTTGAATAAGTCCAGAGTTTTGCAATTTTTCAGCCAACTCTTTTAATGCCCCTATTTCTTCATCATTTGAGCCCTCATCTTGTGAGTTTTGTTCTTGCATTGAATCTAATCTTTTAATAATCTCTTGAATAGATGAATTATCATTATTTTGATTACTTTGTTCATTTACTTGTGTATTCTCTTCATTTGATTGTGTGATTCCAAGATGAGATAAATCTAAGCTATTAATATCAAACTCTTGTTCATTCTCCTCTGTTTGCACTTCACTATTTTGCTGTATATTCTCTTCATTTACTTGTGTATTTTCTTGATTATTCTCTTCTGTATTAGCTGTATTCCCATGTGATAAAATATCATTCATCGCTTCTAATTCTTCAGTTTCCATAATATATATCCTTTTTAATTTGGTTTTATTCTTTCATATTCTAAACGAGACTTTTCAATCTCAACTTCTCTTTTTAACTTTTCTGCAAATAATATAGGTAAGTTTTGCATTTTTTCCATTGTCTTAATTTGTGCTATTGTGAAATGACTTTGATTAGGTTTATCCACATCAATATTTTTTGATAAGTCATTTTTTAACTCCTCAATAAAACTAGTTAGTTCTTCCCATGCTGAACTCTCCTGCATTTTGCTGTAAAACTCTATTTTGCTCTGTTTGTTCATTTAGATACTCCTCATAATTTTCTACTCCTAAAAGTGGTAATATTTCTTTGTAATAAAACTTCTCTGCATTTTCTAGTGCTATTGGGTCTTGCTTTAATTGTGCAAGGTTTAACATACCTTGATAAGCACTATTTTTAGAATTAAGTTGTTGTTGTGGATTTGTTGCTCCAAGTCCTACATTAACCCCTACTTGATACTCTAATTCTTCTGTTCTATCTAATCCATAAAAGAATTTAGCATCTCCATAAGTCCACACCAAATCAGCAATTTTTTTAAATAGTGGTTTAATTAAGCTTTCATTGCAAGCTCTCATGTAGTATGCTAATATTTTATTTGATTCAGTTGTAAGAATAGAGATACCTGTTGCGGTATCGTTCATTTGTTTATTACTAGAAGTTCCGCTGTTATAATCAGTAACTCCTATTGCTTCTTGTCCCTCTGTGCTTAATCTATCTACATTAAAATTACTATCTCTTAAATCAGGTGTTTTAAGTTCTTTAACTTTATTTGGATCACCTTGTATAAGTTGGATATTTTGATTAGTAAAGTCAAAAGGATTTAAACTATTATCATTACTCATGTATCTTGGATTCAACTGTCTATTTACTATGTCAATCTGTTGATTTCTAAGTACTGTCATCTCTCTTTGTATAGATACTAAAGGAGCAATAATACTATCTCCATAAACTTTTACTATATCATCATCATTTTGTGGATTATGTAGTTTGTTTTTAAGCTTGCCTACAACAAAAGGATTGCCAAGAGGTAGCTCTTTTTCTTCTCTTAGAATTATGTTTTTTTCATAGATAGTTGAAACAACCCATTTACCATTTTTTAGCTCATACACTTCTTGTAATTTGTGTCTTTTAAATTTATCAGAAGCATCATTGCTATTAACTCCAATCTTATCTATGTCAAAGTTAGAATCAAAAATTCCACTATTAACATTTGTTTCAATATCTTCTCTTGTTAAATAAATATTATGTACAACATATTTACTATCATAAAAATCATTTGATTTTTTATCATACATAATATCTTTAACTTCAATATTTTCTAAGTCTAATCCATTTCTATTGAAGTCCCAACTAATTTTTAATGCAGCTGTTCCATATGGTGTTAAGTGGTCAAAACATTGAGTAAGCTTTTCATATAATCGAAAGTCATCATCTTCTAAAGTATAATAATCAACTGCATTTTGTAACGCATTAATAATATCTTTTGTATTTTTAATTACAGGAACAAATTTATTTAATCTTGGATTATAATAACTACCTCTTAATGTAGGTTTTTCACTTATTTTTGCAAACTGTTTATTTGTAAAATATCCCTCCACAAAATCTGCTCTTATTCTTTGTATCTTATTCATTATGTAATGTACGGGTAAATGACTCTTTCCATTTGCTTTTAAATACTCTGCTACATCACTTTCTAAAAGTGCATTATAGGCACTCCAATAAGTTATAAAATAAGGCATTTGCGTATCTAATCCGCTTTGTGCTTGTTCTATAATACTTGCAAATCTTTTTTTATTTTCCATATCTTTCCTCTCTAATAATTTTATAGATACTGTTTGGAACTAGCCCTTGTTGTTGTGCGATTTTCTTAACAAAGCTAGTTTTTTTCTTAGGGTCAATTTCTTCAATTACATTAAGCAAAGGCATTGCATTTTTAATTATTTGCTTTGCTCTGTATGTTTTATGTGCTTTTCTAGGTATTTTAAGTTCACTTCCTCCAAGCTCTTCGCATATTTTATAAGCTACCGCTTCACCAAACTTATCAACAAGTAAACTATAAGTATCTATTCTTACACTCATTACCATGCCCCTACTGGCTTTTTAATATAGTTATTTGATTGTGCAGTATTATCATTATTATTTATTTTTTTAGGTGGATAATTTTCATAATAAGATAATGCAACGCTGTCACTTTTATCTGGACTTCTTCCTATAATGTCTTTTATTTCATCTTTAGGACAAAGTTTTATTTTTCCATTGTCTGTGATTTGGTAAGTAACAGCTAGTAATTCCTCTTCTAGTTGTTCATCATATGGAGTGTATGCACCTTTTTTAAT